ATCATCTGATTTTTTATAACCAACTGATGATGATATTTTATTACCTGATTTACCCTTTACTAGGTTTCGGATTCTTGTAACGTCCTTCTTTTCGAACTGTTTTTTTAACATAATATTTTATCTCCTTTTTCTCTATTTTCTATTATAGATAGTGGTTGTGTATTGGTATAGTGGAAACTTCCACCTTTACTTAGTGGGTGGGTATGATCTATTTCCCAGTAACCATCTTTACCGTAGTTATCCCAAGTCATATGTTGATCAAATCTTTTTTCTAAGTATATTTTATACTCGTTCATATCACAGCCTAATAAATCTTTTAGACTATCATCTTTAACCCTTCCGTTTAGGGCGTGATTAATACGAGATCTGATTCGGGATGTAAGTTTATATTTTAAATCTGTATTTTGTTTATTATGTTCCCAAATACGTTTTCTTTCACCATATTGGTTAATATGCCAATCTTTATCTGCTCGTTTTACTTTCACACAGGGTTTACACCAATAGTTGTAACCATCTTTTTGATTTCTCATCTTAGCAAAGGAATCATAAGATTTGGTTTCTTTACAAATAGTACACTTTTTCATAAACCAAGTTGTTTCAACGCCTCAATAGTTTGGGGTGTAGACGTGAACAATATACCAGTCCCTCCTGCAGATTCCCAGTTACTTATAGTAGATGCTTTATCATCTATTAATATATCATATTGAGTAAGGTTTGGTTTTACCTTATGTTTTTCCTTAGCAAATCTGAAGTTTACTTTAGGTTTGGATGGGAATAACTTACCAATATGTTTTTTAACCCAAAGATTTTTTCCTAATACAGATTGCTTCTTAATAGAAGGAGCAGTTAATACCTCGTAATCGTGTTGAGATACATAATCTACTAGTGTTTTAGCTTGAGGCATAGGTGGTATACCTACCCAAAACGCTACTTTATGTTTTACATCAATAAAATCCCAAAACGCGTTTTTACCGTTTTTAGATTCGTAATCACTTGGGGACATACCAGATAAATCTCTAAATCGTTGATCAAAATCAGCTACAACACCATCTAAATCTAAATAGATTTTATATTCTTCTTCGTCTTCTCTTAATCTACCTAACTCAGCAGCATATGCATTTAAACCAAATGGATCTTTAGTTTTTTCTTCAACTATGGGTTGATTATCCTCACTACCACACTTATGGCAAGTAAACATATCGTCTCCCCCATCATCAATATTCCAACTCCAACCGCAGTTATCACATACGATTTTTTGACCTACTATTGATTCGTCTAACTTATTACCTGTTATGCTATCAGTCCAGTTTCTAAACGTCATAGTACCTCTTAGATTTGCTTCTTGTTCTAACTTATCTAAATCACCATCTTCTTGAGTATTAGTAGTAGTTATATCACCTAAACGTCCTTCTAGATTTTGAATATGATGAATCATCTCGTGAGCATATGAACGTACTATATCTTTAGGATGTCTACCTTCAGTATATAATACAATATGTTTATTTTCTGGGTCGTAATATGCTGTTTTACCTAAAAAATCACTTGCATTATCTGAATCACCATCTATAAACTCCATAGTTGGTAAGGGTTCTATATTCATACCCTTATCTATCATATGGTTAGTTAGTTGAGATATTTTTTCTACTACATCAATACTATCAGTATATGAAGCGTGTTCGTTAAGTGATTCTTTTACAGATACTATATCAAATACTTCTTGTACCTCACCATCAGTTAACTCATCAGGTAGAAAATCTCTAAACTTATCTTTACTTACTTTAAGAGCATTTCTAGCAGCAGTACCAGATACACCACCTGGTGTTACTATAGTTCTTAACTCCATATTAGGGTATTTAGATATGGATTTGGTTCTACTTGAAATATCTTTAAAATCTTCTTCGTTATCTTGTCTAGCACCTATAATCCATAATACTTCCTCTTGTGGGTGTTCCTTAGCATAATCGTAAATAGCTCTTATTGGTGCTTTTTTAGTAGGAATAACTGTTACTTTCATAGGAAGTGATCGTTTGTAAACCTCCCAAATAAGTGTTGATTGGATTTGAGTTACACCATCACGTTCTTTAGCACCAACATAAATAATAAACTCATCTATCGATGGGTTTTGTCTAAGTGCTTCTTTAACTACTTCAAAGTGCCCGGAAGTTGGTGGTTTAAATCCTCCCCCGTAAACCGCAGTAGTTTTTTTATTTTTATCTTCGTTAAGTATAGTTTTAACTATAAAGTTAGTTAATAAACGCATTTATTTTATTTGTTATAGTGGATTGATCATCAAAATCAGGAGTATTAGATAATGCTTGTTTAATATTAGCAATCATATCTTTTTGTTCCTTATCTTTCTTTGCTTGCTCCTCAGGTGATTTAGGTTTACCTGAATATGTAACTGTCGCAAAGTATTTATCTATTTGTTCTTGACTATAATCTTTAATAGCATCTTTGGGATCGTTATCTAAAATAACGAAGTTATTACCAAACATCTTTTCAAACGTTTCTATATTTTTAGTTGTACTATCCCAAGTTCTTAATATGATTGAAGGACGTAATGCCCTACCACCTTTTTCACCTCGTTCTTTATTACGTTGTAAAGAAGTTAAAGGTGAAACATATACAAATGCCATAAAAGTTTCATAACCTAGATCTTCTAGTTGTTGTTTCTTTTTAGCTATAGGATTTGAAGCAGCGCCTGTACCATCTATGATTAGATTTTCACTATCATCCATAGATTGTTGTAGTTTGGATGTAGTATCCTTACGTGCTTGTCCCATAAGTTTTGCTGCTGAAGATAACTCCTCGGCACCATATTCTGCTTGTGGTTTATCTAAACCAGATGCTCTAAGTAGTTCCTCATAGGTATCGTCTATGTTTATAGATTTTAAACCCTTGTTACTCAAATATTGTTTAACAAAAGTGGATTTACCACTCCCAGCAGGTCCTGCTAAGAACACTGCTTTAGGTTTTTGTTCATTTTCTAATAATAGATCTACTAGTTTTATCATATCTTATTTATTGTTATAAATATACGAAAAATATCTTGGGAAACCTAGGAACGCTGAACTACTGTTGTATACTTTTCGCTAAGTGGTTTTAGTACAGGGTGTTCAATATCGAATAAAGCACGTACGTGGGTATAGATTTCTAAGTTTTCCTCTACACTTCTAGGTGATTCATGAACTAACCATCCTTTACCTTTAAGTACTTTACCTTTTTTATCCTCACCTCGTGATTTAGATTTTAACCATAATACACCTACCCTATCAACTTTGGTATCATAACACTCTTCATAACATCTAGTATAAAGTGCTGACTGGATATCATATGTAGTTTGTAAGTGATTGGATGTTTTTAAATCAATAACCCACACTTCACCATCGATTTTACATACCAAGTCACAAGTACCTGCTACTTTAAGTGTATCACTATATAGGAATACTTCTGTCTCGAGTAACTCAGCGCCACTTGTCTCCCAAAAATCTACAAACGAAAGAAACATCTTCCATACTTTTAAATCGTATTGGGGTGAGTGTGTGTGGGGGTTGATTAACTCAATCTTATCTCCCTTTAAATATTGTTCAGCCAACTCATGAACTATAGTACCCTCTCCTGCTGCTTTCTTCGCTATAAAATCTGCGTTTGAACCTACTTTTTTTAACCACTCCTCAAAGTATTTACCTTTTGGATAATATGATAACACAAACGTTACCGATGGGTATGTTTTTTCGCCGTCTTCGTAGAAACGAGAATCGTTAGTAGTAACTTGAGTAAACGTTTTGTTATACTCTTGTTTAGGGAAGTTAGCTTTTCTTAACTTTGTCATAAAGATAGTTTGTATTCTAATAACTTAGAATAGGTTAGTGGTTTTGTTTGTTGTATGATTTTAGTAAAGTCGTGGAAACCGTGCTCACTGGCATCCTTATCTCCTACGTCTACTAGGTATATTTCTTTACCTTCGTTCATCAACTTCTCACAAAACCGAAGTGATTGTTTAAACGCATCACTATCCAACGCAATATAGATTTTATCTACAATAGATGTGATTATTTTTTTCATTAAAGATGATTGTATATTTTTACCTAATAAAGGTATTGCGTTTCTTTTTATTGCTATTGCATCAAATATACCTTCACATAATACTATTGGTAAGTTCCAGTTTATAAAATATTCGTTAGGTATGATGTCTCTTGATACTGATGGGTTTTTATATTTTAAAGATGATGATGCATCAAAGTTTCTTGCTGTAAAATAGTTTAAATATCCCTCTGCGTCAAACGTTGGTAATATTAACATATTTCTATAAGGCCCTTCCTCACAATATCCTATTTGGTATTTTAATATGTCTTCTTGCGTTATACCTCTTCGTTTAAGGTAAGCCGCTGCATGTCTGTATGTTATTTTCGATGTATCAGCGTTATATAACGCAATGTATTCCTTAGGTAATGCAATCGCTGATTCGTCAACTTTAGTGTGTTTAAACGACTTTGAGTTAGCTATTAGTTTTTTAGCTTGTTGTATTTTGTCGTTAGATGCTTTAGCTAGTTTGAATAAAGCGTAGACTGACTGTCCCCGTACTCCGCAACTCCAACAGGCCCATTTATTTTTACCTTCTCTATTTTCAGTAAGTTGGATTTCAAGTTTGGGTTTGGCATGATGACAACTAGGACAGTGATATGCGTAGTTATCTCTAGCAGTGGGTTTACCACTACCTAAAACTGAGTTAACTAAACTAACTAATAACTGATTTGTCATATAAATCTTTCCTAAAGAATTTTCCAAGAATATTTGAATTAAGGTATTCGTCGTTTTCTAATACCTCATTTACGAATTGTAATTTCGTTTCAAAGTAAGTGAGTTGTTTTTTCGTTGACGTAAATATAATAATCTCTCTTACAAACTCCAACTTATCTTTAGATTCCTTAACTAGTTGTTTTACTTCGGATTGGGAACCATAATATGTTTTCCAATCACTTTCCTTTTGGATTTTACGCTTTTTCTTTTGCCCTTTAAGTGGGGGTAAAGTGCGATTTGCTATTAGTTGTTTTTTACCTAAATATTTTTTACCGCTTGGGGTGTGTGTAACTAAATATACGAAACCGAAAGTGTCGGTTGGCATATCCTCTATTGAGTTGATTTCTTTGTTTTTGTATAACCACATATCATATAATATAAAAAGGCTCCCTATGGGAGCCTAGTTATTTTATTGTTATTATAGTGTTTATCCTATTCTTACAAATAGGGGTTGAGCTGAATCTGTGTCTGTTCTGGCTGTTGAGTCTCCAAAAACTGCATTATTTACCCACTCAAATATTTGGTTTGCTCCTTGTCTACTTGCAACGTAAAAACTTCCATCTTGGGTAGACGTTAAACCAGATGGTGATGAGTTAAGGGAACTGTAGGACAACCCAGTGTAAACACCTGCTGAAGTATATTGATACATAATTCTAGCGTTACTACTTGCCCAAAAATGGGTTCCATCCCATGTAAGTCCATTAGCGGCTTGGGTTAACTCTGAAGCGGTAAAGTTATTACCCGTGTAAACGCCTGATGTTGTAATTTCATAAGCGGTTTTGTTTATGCTCTGCGCCCATAAATTAGTACCATCATAAGTTAAATCAAAATATCCAAAATAGCCAATAAGGGTTGATAAATCAAAACTAGTTCCTGTATAAACACCTGCTGTAGTGTATTTGAATATTTTGTTACTTCCTTGAAGATAATAGAAACTTCCATCAGATACAAGACTCGTTGGTTCACCTGTTTCATTGTTAGTACTAAAACTAGTTCCTGTATAAACACCCGCTGATGTGTATTCATAAGCTGCGTCACTTGCAAAATCTAAAGCCCAGACATTAGTACCACCAGTCCACCCTGTAGATCTGAAATCCATTCCTTGGGAAGCAGCACTAAAATTTAAAGGGGAAGTAAATAAGGTTGGACCAGTGGCGTTTGGGTAATCACTTGGTTGACCTAATACTGTGTTTCCAGTTTTTACCCAAAAAGTTCCATCTGGGTGTGTATATAAACCTGTGGTGGAATCATATCCTGTTGGTATACCTGTAGATGATACAATAAATGGAAAATACCCATTGATTGGTATACCACCACCACCACCACTAGATGGAATAGGAAAATATGTTGAGAAATTGCTCATATTGTTTTATTGTTTTATTATTATAGGGTTGGTCTTGAACTAGCTGAAGGGAAAGTATCAAGTGTAGGCCAATCTCTAAGTTTTTGTCTATATGTGTAATATAAAGGTCTTTCTGGATGGTCGTTTACTTGAACAATCCAATCGGTTGATTTAAGTTCTTCGTTTCTCCAAGTTAGTGAAGATGAAATTTCTGTATCTGTCATGATTGTTTTATAATATATTATTAAAGGTTAATCAGAGGTAAGGAACCTGTTATTAAATTTGATCCTGTAGGGTGGGAAGATGGGAAATTTTGAGATGAAGGCCAATCTCTTAAATCTTGCCTGTATGCTATATACTCATCTTTATTAGGATAGTCTGAGATCATAGAGATATGATCTGTTGCCTTCAATTCGTCATCTCTCCATTGTTTAGCTTGTGTTTCAATGAAGTATTCTTCAGTTTTTATTCTTCTATATGCCATATTATCCTATTTTAAAAAATACAGTTTGAGATAAATTACTACTCATACCTGATATTGTTGTTATTGTTCTTACTGTACCATCCCCAATTAAATCTGTTGCTGTGAATGACCATTTGAAGAGTACTAACCCATTACCATCATCTAGATCAGCAAAGGCTAAAATATTATCATCACTATCTATAGCAAATGAGTTACCCATCACTATGTTAGCTGTTGTATCAGTAAAAGTTTCATCTACAGTTGTGGTTGTCCCATCAGCAAAGCTTGAAAACCCATTAGTTATTGGCTGTATAGATTTATTTCCTTGTTGTTTTCTATAAAAAGATATTGGGACAGTAGCAGAATTCCCAGTAGAACCCACTATAGCATATGTACTAGCATTAAAACTTATTTGATAAGCAGAAGGTATAACTCTAGGGACTAAATAACAATATACTAACCCATCCCAAACCCTAAGATTCCATCTCCTATTAGCGTCTGTATTTGTTTCAAATCTAGTGTATTCTTCGTTATCTGCACTATTTGCTGCTTGATCTGGCCATGCTAAGGGACAACTATGACCAGCTCTAAAAACCCAAGTTCCATCTATTGTATCACATGTCCAAAAAGTTACTTGTCCAGTTCGAAAAGGTAATCCTTTATAATTATATTCTAATCCTACCCAAACTTCATTTGTAGGGTCCCAAATTATTTCTCGAAGATTTCTACCTGATGCCACTGCTGGGAGAGTCTTATCAGCGTTTCTTGTGTATATACCATCTGATTGTTTAGTCCATGAAGGGATAAGGGTTTCTGGGGCGTTGTTTTGGATTTGGTTTTGTAATTGGTAGTAAGTTAAATAAATGGTATCCTCACTATCTACGTAGTGCATAGCAGGTGGTTGTAATACATTTGGAGTACCACTAGTTAATATAGGTTTAGAATAATCTGGAAAGGCCGCAGAACTATTAATTATAGGATTGGGCACTGCTCCTATCCTTTCAGAGTAGGAAGCTCCTGTCTTTACAGCATTTGGGTATGTGGCTGCATCTGATGAGAGGAAACCTGTTTGAAGAAATACTCCCCCTTCAGGGTGGTTGTAAATCCCAGTTGAGGGATCATAACCTGGTGTTGTTGAGGTAACATGAAATGAAGCATAAGTATTTGTTAAAGCTCCACCACCCCCACCACTAGATGGAATAGGAAAATATGTTGAGAAATTGCCCATATTGTTTTATTGTTATATTGTTATATTATTTTATTATAAATATGTTATTTATTATTCCTATATGGAAACTTTTTATTTAAATAATCTTTTCTAACATCACAACCGCAATCTTCACCTAAAATAAATTTAGTGAGGGATTTAATACCTGTTGATGAGGTAAACTTTTCAATAGTATCTCCTAATCCTTTACTCTTGTTGGGCATTTTTAATCATTTTAAAAAATTCGTTTATCTGGTATGGTCCCTCTAATTGAAAGGTAGTAAATTGGATAACTGGTACTTGTGGTGGTTTGAAACCATCAAAGTCATCCCTATTGATATAAATTTTTTCAATGTTAATACCTTCTGGTGATTCTAGTTGTTGGCAGAACTCACATTCGTCTTGTACGTAAATTTTGTATTTCATAACTTACTTGTATTTATTTATTATATAATATACTATTTTTATTTTCAACAACCAAGGTATTTGTTGGATTAAAATATTTTTTAAGTGGAGGTGTAACCATTCATTGGAGTTGCTACTGCAGCCAATTCACCTTCAGCTGGACATTTTCTCTCAATTGATGTTCCAACGGAAGCTAATACTTCACCTCCAGGGTCTGTGGTAGAATATCGTGGTAGAGGACCCTTTCTAATAGAAGCTGTAACACGTTGTCCTACTGTAACATAAACTGTATCACCACTTGATGGAGTTAGCCAACGGGTATTACCTACATTAATAATAATCTGATGTGTAGGGTCAACGACAGTGGTGACTGTGTATGTTGGATCTGGGTTTGAGTTGTATACTGAATAACCATCGCATGTTACCCCAAAACTAACTGATGAAAAAGCAGGTAATGTATAACCACACTTTCCTACAACTTGGGTTTTTCTGAAAGTAATACCACAATTTCCATCAGCTATTTGTTCAGTAAATATAGTTCCGTTACAATAATCTCCAAGTACTGTTCCTGCTGATGGGCAAGTGTCATAGGTTTCAAACTCCTTAGTATATCTATTTGCCCCAGGTCCTTTATTAAATGTACCTCCCGCAGCTAATCTATAATCACCCCCATATATTGGTTTTGTATTAGTTGTTCCCACTGAGTTGAATGAAGCCGCATATGATGTGTCTCCATAAACACCTGGAGGGGATATGGATACATAGGGGGAGTTAATACTTAATGTTGTGTATCTAAAATCTTGTCCTCTATCATACAAGCTACCAACTCCTGTAGTACCTTTCCTTCCTCTAATACCATCCACAAAACTTGTATATGGGATATTGGTGGTTGTCTTTCTATAATCCCCACCTTGGCAAGTGTAACTAAGGGTTGTTCCATTTACTGATGGTACTATAAATGCAGGTTGAAAGCGTACTATTGCTGATCGTTCATAATAAGGTGTAGTTACATCTCCGTTGTCATTGTTATAGAGGTTGGGGAATGAAGTTCCTGTATAAACTTGACCAGTACTAGGACGTAGTTCTACAAATGCATTACGAAGTTGCCCCACACCTGATATAACCCCACCACAGGTTTGGGAGGTTGTATTGTTAGACACCCTAAGAGATGAGTAAACACAATTAGATAAACTTACGGGGAAGGAAACACTAGGTGCGCTTACAGAAAAAGTTGATGAAGCATAATTACCAATTGCTGTTGTTGATCCTGTTTTAATTGATCTACAATATACTGTAACTGAAGAGTAACCACCACATGAGATTGTTGTGCTTCGATAAATTCCATAACCATTATAGTTACTCCAATTTACATTATCATATGAGAATTGTGCTATATAACCGGCTGCGGATGTTTCTGAGGGTTGGGTTATTACCCATTCTGCTGATGCACTTTGGGGACCATTACTAGTTAAAGCAGATTTAGATCCAAATTCTTTTCTAACAGAGATTGTTGGGGGAGGGACAGAAACACCTATTACTGTGACTGTGTATATCCCATCTTTACCTCTTTGATCTGTAACCGTAACTGTAAATACGTTATTTGTAGTTGGTTCTCCAGCGTTTGTAAATAATGTATCCGGTATAGTAAATGTAAGACCTGAAACTGGGTTACCTGGAGTTATAGGTGTAGTTGGGACTGGTGTAAAACCTGTTGGTCCATCAACCGCATAACTAACTATGGTATCTAAGGGATCTAAATCTTGAGCTGAAAATATTATATTTACATTGGAGGCTACTGTTATCCCTATAGGGAAATCTAAATCTCCATATTCTCCTACTTGTGGGGTTGTTAGGACAATTTGAGGGGCTATATTATTTTGCCAAACTAAGATCCTCCCCAAACGAACCTCTTCGATTTCTTTGGATCCAAGGTTTATGTTTTTTGCATTCTTTGAAGAACCTAACTTAATTTCTGGCATATCCTATGGTAACTATTTGGATTAATAAACTATATTATACTTCATATATTAAGTACAGTGTTTGAGGATTAGGTGTAAAACTTGGGTCTTCATAATCTGTATTTAATATATAAACCATAGCGGATGCTGTTGGTTCAGATGTTGGATAGTTTGTTATCCAAACTTTTGAGGAACTTACTGCATATGATGATGTTTCAATATGCCCTGAACCTGTATATGATCCTGATATGGATACTACTGCGCTTGAACCTAATACTGATCCACTTAATATTGCGTCATCTATTCTCATCTAACTTATTTTATTATAAATATTTTATTTTATTACTACTATAGTACCATCAAAGTTGTTAATGAAGGTAATATCTATTGAGTTTGCTCCTGTTGATGTTATTGAGGATGGTATCTCTTGTGATAGTGATACTTGTTCATATGCTTGTACTATAGGGAAGTTTTCGTTTAAGTTATGTGTAATAGTATAACTTGTAGCACCACTAACTGCTTCTCTATATGAAGTTGGATTGACAATTGAATCACTTAAAACATATGATGCTGTTACTGCGTATGATGAAGTTTGGGCATATGATGAACTTACTTCATGAACAATTTCATGTGAAGATGATAAAGCATAAGATGCGGATACAGCATATAATGAGTGGGATGATGTTACCGCTGTTCCTGCTGTTTTAGCGTAGGTAGCATATGATGAACTTAATGTAAATCCAGTATTAGCAACACCTTTACCATCTGTTACTATTACATAACCATCTATATTTGTGGCAAAAGTTACTACAGCTGTATTATCATTGGTTAATGTAACACTTTGTGGTATTATTAGTTGTGGTGATGTCCCTCCTGTTGTTTCATAAACTGCTACTAAAACATCTTCCGTATCTCTATTATGGTTTACAGTTATATTAGAAACATTAGTAAAGTCTTCTCTATAAGCATCAGACATTTCAATATATGATGCAGTTACTGCATATGATGCTGATTCAACAAAACCATCGAAGTATGAAGCTGTTGCAGCGAATGATGCTGATTCAATAAAACCATCTAAATACGATGCTGTTAAGGCATGTGAAGCAGTAGCAGCAAACGATGCTGATTCTATATACCCTTCTAAGTATGATGCTGTGAGGGCGTATGAAGATGAAACAATGTTAGTTAACCCACTTCCATCTCCTTGAAATGAACCACTAAATGATCCTGAGTTGCTTACAGATGATCCTGAAACTGGGTATATTATATCCCAGTTAGAGTTATTAGTTGGGTCAGATGCATTTGTTAAAACATATATTTCATTTGTATCTTGTTGGTAAACAAGTAAACCTTCATACACGTTTGCAGCTGAAAATCCTAAACGTGCTGTTTGGTCAGCTACGCTTATTCTTGAATCAACTGCTTCGTTGTTTGTTATCTGAAACCCTCCAGGTAATATAATTGCCATCTGCTATATTTTATGTTAAGTTATAGGTTATACTAGCACTACTACCACCAGCTTGTAATACATTTGTTCTATAAACTGTATAGTCTCCTACTGTTGATTTTGTAAATTGACCTATCACTCCAAATCCACTTGTTGCAATGCCAGTTAAATCACTTTCATTGCCATCATAAATAATGTATTGATATTTATCTCCACTCCAAGTTATGGTTAATGTATCTCCTGAAGGGTTTGTATTTCCTTTATCTATTGTTCCTATAGTTCCTCCTAATGTTGTATCCCAAGATCCTAAATCTTCAAGTTCTGTTTGTGTAAATGATGCAGCAGTAGATGCTCCATATCTTACACTACGTATTTTACTAAATGTTCTAGTGGCAGTTCTACTAGTTGATAATTGAGGACTATTTTCACCTGTTGGTGATTGATATGCTGTTACTGATTGAATGGTTATACCAGCTGAACCTGCTCCAGTAAATACTATTGGACTATTAGGTGGTGTGTTTGTTATTGATACTTGATCCCACCCATTTGAAGCTCCATAGTTAGTAGTAAAAGCTATATTACCTGAAGCACCTTGTTCAAATTGATTATTAGTATCTCCTAATTGAATGGTTACTGTATCTGATATAGATGGTAATCCAGGACTACTTTTACTTAAATTACTAGTTGCAGTACTTGATAGTTTATATTCTGAACCATCTAGTGGGCTAGAACCAGTATAGATTAAAGTATATGATTGGGAACCTGCTGTTGATTGAGGGAGAGTTAAATTAGTACTACCAGCTGTTGTTGTAGTAGATAAAACTGTACTCCCTTGTAATATAGAAGCTTCTACAAATGTGTATCCACCATTATCCCAATTACCTATAGTATTGTAAGAATCTAATACTTGATTAAATCGGTCTGTAAGGAATCCACTATTAAAAAAGCTTGAAATAGAAGGTGTTGCTGGTGAGCCAAATGTTAATGTTAATTTAGAATCTTGAAATGTAACACCTACATTATCATCAAAATCGTTAATTTTTATTTCATCTAAACCTGTTATTACCCCGGAACCTGAATCATATTTTATTGAAGATGTTGCGGCATATTCAGCGTATGATGCTGACTCAATGAAACCATCTAAATATGATGCTGTTGCTGCATATGACGATGATTCAACAAATCCTTCTAAGTATGAGGCTGTTAAAGCGTATGATGATGTTACTGATGTACCACTACCATTTAAAGCATATGATGCTGTTAGAGCGTATGATGATGATTCAATGAAACCATCTAAATATGATGCTGTTAAGGCGTATGATGCTGTATCTATATTAGTTAACCCACTACCATCTCCTACAAATGAACCACTAAACGATCCACTACCAATTACTTCAACTAAGGTTGAACTTGATATCACAGAATCTACAATAGTTGAACCTGTGATTGATGATTCTACAATAGTTGATCCAGATCCAATTATACCTCCACTACTAATATTTAAAGCATGTGAAGCTGTTGCTGCGTATGATGCTGATTCAACAAATCCTTCTAAATATGAAGCTGTTAATGCATATGATGAGGTTACTGAATTACCACTTCCATTTAAAGCATATGATGCTGTTAAAGCATATGACGCTGTAAGTTGGTTAACTATTGAAGGTGTAACTGTTATACTACCTGAGTGGATGTCTATTGACCCCGATACGGTTAAATTACCCGCTACTGTTGCAAAATCAGTTTGTACAGATGTTCCAATTAAAGTTATAGCACCAGATGTAGTGTATGTTTCTACTACCGATGTAGTAAATGTTACAAGGTTTGTGGCTGTAGAGGCAACAATCAATGTTTCTGTAGTAGCTCCTTGTATTAGTGTAACTGAGGTTCCATCAGCAAGTGAAGAAAAATCTACACCCCCACTATTGATAGTAGTAAGACCATTCTGGAAAATCCACGTATTACCGTTTAGTACAATAGGGAGTGGAGTGGATCCTTCTATTACCCCAGTTGATATTAGTGAATCCCCAACTCCGTCTGATGAAGTATCAAACACTGGAATGGTTCCTGTTGTTCCAGACACACCACCACCTCCACCATTTAAGGCGTATGATGCTGTTAATGAGTATGAAGAAGTTTCAGCATATGATGAACTTATTTCATGAATAATCTCATGTGATGATGATATAGCATATGATGCTGTAAGTGCAAATGATGATGTACTTATATTAGTTAGTTGACTACCATCTCCTACAAACGAACCACTAAATGATCCACTACCTACTACGTCAACTAAAGTTGAACTTGTAATAATAGTGTCTACTATGGTTGAACTTGATATAGTAGTATCTAATACAGTTGAACCTGTTATTGTAGTGTCTACTATGGTTGAACTTGATATAGTAGTATCTAATACAGTTGAACCTGTAATAGTAGATTCTATAATAGTTGAACTTGTAATAGTAGATTCTATAATAGTTGAACCTGTAACTACTGATCCAGAAGTTAAACCACCACTACCTGCATTTAAGGCATATGATGCTGTTAAGGCATATGATGCTGATTCAATAAAACCATCTAAATATGATGCTGTAAGTGCAAATGATGAGGTATCTATATTGGTTAATCCACTACCATCTCCTTGAAATGAACCACTAAATGATCCACTATTTCCAGAAGGCCCTGATGAAGGGAAAAACTGATCAAATGTACTCATATTATTTGTATTATTTTATTTTATTATAAATATTACCTTCCCATCCTATGGTTGAAATATTTTTATTTTATTTTACTAGTTCTATTACAGCATAACAATATAAGAATTCTATCTATAGAATCCAAATTATTTTATAAATTATGTAGGTGGGTTATTTTTATATGGATGGTTAGAGGGTAGGTTGCCTTGCAATCCCCATTTCCAAGCTAAATATCCTTCTGCTTGTCGACTATAGAACCAAGTATTTTGGAAAATACTAGGATCACCATCAAATAATACTAGTTCCCCAAAACGTCCTGTTAGTTTTTTATTACCACCTCTGTTAGCCATTATACTTAATTTTTGACTAGTTGATAAGCTACTAAGGTACTGCATCACATGGTTATTCCCACCACCCAAACTATCACCATTTAAAAACTGTCTTATTCTTCTCCATCCCATCTCGTTGGAAAATGTCACAGTGTATATAATCCAAGTATTCTCTCTATTTACAGTACTAATGGGTCCTAATACTCCATTACTCCCTACCCCATTTCCTAAATCCATTTCTCCCCAAAACTGGGATGTGCTAGCAGAAGAAACAGCATAATCTCGAGTAGCACTTAAACTCCATAAAGAATCTTTAGAAGCATTAACAAGCATAGGTCGAAATGTTCCCACAGCAAAGTGGTAACCACTACTATTAACTAAAGTGTCTGTGAAACTATTTTGAAAAGCAGTACTACCATTAAAATATAAACAATCTAAACTATTTTGTTGAGTCCCTGCTACTGGATTACTATTACCTATTACACCTAAATTATCACCATAATTGCTTTGTGATCTAATTCCTGTTATTGACGTTCCGCTTTTTATATAACTGGTAGTATCACTAGCATCATACCATCCTGCTAAATTAGGGATATCAGTAGGAGAAAAAGCTGGAGGTGCTGGTGTAGATGCTTCCCCCCAATATGGGGTTGGTGTAAATAAAGCCATATTATGAGAAGTTTTTTAAACCAGTTGCATAATAATTAGTACCATTAAAAGTAACTAAAGACCAAACGTCTATATCTCCTACCCCTGTAGAAGCAGATGAATCAAAACCATCCGCAAACTTAATATTACTAGACCAACTAATGGTACCTGGGTTTGTTGGATGTTGAGTAATTTTTATGTTAATGGTTTGTCCAATAGGACCATCAAGACCCAAAATAATACTATTAAGAGAGCCTGCTGCTAGAGTAGTTTGAAAGAAGTTACCTGTAGAAACAGGATATATAACTGTCCATCCCGTGGGTTGAAAAGTAGCAGGGATATATTGGGTTGGAGAAGATAAACTACCAGTTACAATCACATCTCCTTGTACTTCTAAGTTAGAAGTGTTACCACTAATTTTTACACTATCATCAAATACTGTAGAACTACCAGTTGATATATTAACCCCTAAATTTTCTAATTGAGTTGAAGAGGAAATTATACCTGAAGGCGCACTATCTAACTCACTATACTGTATACTTGCATTTTCCCAAACACCCGCATCATATTTTAAATACTGTCCTGTTGTTGGTGCTGAAATATTAACATCGGTTATATCTCCTAAATTACTAATAGTTGAAGTACCACCACCTGATGAACCTGCTGTGTTTCTAAATAAACCTGCGTTTATAATGTTAGCACAAGTTTCATCAGCTAAATCTGTAGTATTTGCTTTAACTACTAAGTAACCTATAAATGTTAGAGATTTAGAAGTAGTAAGTGATTCTGTAAATTGTTCTGTAGTAAGGTTTTGGAGAGCGGTTGCTACACTATCGTAAGTGTCTTGACCATAGTAAACGTAGAATCTTTCACTAGTTGGTCCTACAAATACTCTTTGTATTGTAGTTGTTGAACCACTAATGTTAACTAAGGTACCTGACCCATCATCATATTTAGTAGGATCTATATCATTATAGAAGTTACCAGCATTAATATCACCAACAAACTCACTACCAGATTGATATACTCTAACTATTTTACCAGTAGAAGCTAATGCTGGGGTATCATATACACTTGGATTATTAGGATCTTTAGAATAAAATCCTCCTAACTTATAAGTAATACCAGAAGCTGCATTAAATCCTAATGATGAGGTGATTGCTGATAAATCGTATCCTTGTTGTTTTAAAGGACCAAATGCTCTAATAAACTGATTAGCTTGAGCTGGTCCAGCATATGTTGTTTGTTTTTCTTCACCAAATGCATCAATATAAGCATTGGTTAAGTGACCTAAAGTACCTAATGGAATTTTTTCTAAATATTGTGCAGTAGTAAAGTCTTCAATTTGTTGTTTTAAATCCCCATTCTCATCTATATAAAGGTGAGAGTATTGAGATGAAGTTAAATATGTAGCACTTGAAGTAATTGGACCCCATTTAACCTGTGTAGGTACTACAGCATTAGCTGAACCAGTTTCAGCGTTATAGTTTACTACTAAACCACCACCTGGTGAGACAAATAAATCTGTACCGCTAAAAGTTACAACACCACCATAGATAAGACCTGATCCTACTCCGTATTCTAACCATTCTTGATCCCATAGTGTACCTTTATTTCTATAGTAGAAATCACATTCATCTTCACTAAAGTTAGAAGCTGAAGTGAATAGATAAGTAGCATTTAAGTTATTAGTCCCTGGGTCTTCAGATGGAGCCATTACTACTGATCCACTAATATATTGATTTGCTTTAAAATCATTTGAACCTGTTGTTGCAAATGTAGCTGAATCTTTACCATCAAGTAATAAACTATCTAATGATACAGAAGATGTACCATGAAGTGATCCTGTAATTCCTTTGGTAACTGTTAAACTACCAGTAATATCAACATTATCTGTAAAGGACGATGTTGTGTTAACTTTAAAACTATTACCTTGAATTATAGTATCACCTTGAAAAAGGTTACTACCAGTTAAAACTGTATTACCCTCTACTCTAAATCCTTGGTTATCTATTACAGTTAATGAACCTGACATTGTTGTAGATCCAGTAAATGAAGTATCCCCTTCAAATGAAGTTGAACCTGAAAAGTTCATAGAACCACTTGTTGATATAAACCCTAAATCAGTTAATTGAGCTGAAGATGAGATACTTCCAGTTGGAAGATATTCAGCTAATGAGGAGGTTGTTATAAATGATCCTGTATTTATTGTTTGGGATGAAGTAACAAATCCTAATTCAAAGATTTGAGCTGATGATGAAATGCTTCCTGTTGGAAGGTATTCAACTAATGAGGAGGTTGTTATAAACCCTAAATCAGTTAATTGTGCTGAAGATGAGATACTACCTGTAGGTAGGTATTCATCTAAAGAAGATGATGTAATGAATCCTAATTCTTCAATTTGAGCTGAAGATGAAATACTACCTGTAGGTAGATATTCACTTAATGAGGATGTTGTAATAAATGATCCTGTATCTATTGTTTGGGATGAAGTAATAAACCCTAATTCTGCTATTTGAGCTGAAGATGAAATACTACCTGTTGGTAATATTACAGTATCACCGGCTATTGGTGTTATAATACCCCCTGATATTTCAGTGTTTACAACATCACCAATAATAGTCATATCGTCTCCACTACCACTTACTACTGATATGGATCCTGTACCTATAAAAATATTACCAATACGAACACCACCATCTTCTCCATTTAAGTCAGCTATAATAACAGCGTCCCTAACAAATTTTAGTGATGAAGTTGATACATATAAATCTCTCCATGGGTGTGTTTGTGATCCTACATCATATATCCCATTACCACCTACAGCTTCTGGAATAAGAGAACCAGTAAAGAATTGATCACCTTTAAATTGGTTTGAAGAGGTTACAGCGAATGATCCTGTATTTAAATCACTACTTCCTGTGATAGCTCCACCACTACCAGCTCCTGTTATTACCCATCCTTGAGTACCAGAAGCATATGTAAACATAAATGAGGCTGGAGGAACGTTTAATTCCATATCCTCTGCTATCCCCATTATCAATTCACCATTTCTACCTATTAAATTGGTTGTTATACCTGATCTATTAGATATTAAGATTGAGTCTCCATTTGATGGAGATAATGGTAAAGTAAGGGTATATGGAGTAGATTCTTCAAAAACATATATTCTATCCTTTTCAGCTGTTATATCTGAAGTTACATATGTTGAAGTGTATGTTCCGCCTCCACCTCCACCCCCATTAAGGGCGTATGATGCTGTTAAAGCGTATGATGCAGATATTGAATTACTAGCAAATGGCACTTCAGCCATGGGACCATTTACCAATATTTTACCACTACTAAAATCTTCTGCACTTACAATTCCTATGGGTTGTATGATTGCAGGGAATGATGGTGGTGTTTCTGTAAAACCACTTCCGGTTTGTACATAAATATTTTTACCAACATGGGTTCCAAAAGTATCAAGGTTTTTAACTTCACCTAATACTATAAGTTCAGTTGATTCACCTGGAGCTGATGTCGTAGCAGCAACACCCACCGCTGGCATTCTGTTTGGATCACTAGCGTTTGCTCTTCTAACATTATATACATTATGAGGTGTAACATTCATAACATGTAATGGAGTACCTGCTGGTATAGTTACGTTATCATCATTGGTTGCAACAAATGATATTCGTCTAGTTAGTTCTGATCTTTCAGCAAATGATGCTGATGCTACAGGTCCTTTAACATAAGATGATGTTAAGGCATATGATGAGGATATTGACGATGAAGCAGCTATTGCATACGATGCAGAGTTTATAAGTACTACATCAGTAAACCCTCCAGGTTTATTAAATATAATAACATTACCATCTGTACTTGATGAAATGTATGTATTTGGATCAACATTTAGAGCATGGGATGATGTAATAGCATATGAAGAGGTTTCAGCATATGATGAAGTTACCCTTTGTAAGATTTCATGTGATGCAGATATAGCATATGATGCTGTTAATGCATACGATGCTGTTGTGATTTCATTTGTTATTTGTGAACCATCACTTTTAGTAAATGTTATAGTATTTTCACTAATAGAAGATGACACATATGAAGCACTACGTTCACCTATTAAATATGATGCTGTAAGAGCGTATGAAGCTGAGGTTGCTGTTTGAGCATTTTGTGAATCTAAAGTAAATAAAGATGTTTCTGCTATTTTTGAAAAATCAGCAACTGATGATGATGGAGCGTATGATGCTGTTTGGATTGAATCCGCTCCAAATGGACCATATACGTTAGATGAACTTACGTATGAAGCAGTACCAACTGTTGTTACGTGTTGGAGTGTAAGATTTCCAGCTCCATCAGTGATTAAAGCTTGACCAGGTGTTCCATCAACTATAGGATACTTTAAGGTATTTACTGTTAATGATCCTGATATGAGTATGTCGTAAGCCTCAGCACCAGTTAAGGCATTAACCGATTGAGATACGTGTTCCGCCTCTACTGGTAACCCTGTAACTATGCCTGCATTTGATAGTATCTTAGCCATTGGTTTTATTTG